CAAATTCCTGGAAATCATTACAACTGGCGTAAGGATATCTCTACCACTGTGTCTGAGTTGGATGGCTTGCGTAGTTTTTATCGCCAACTCTTGATGGGGGACCGTACTGATAATATCTTTGGTATTAAAGGTATTGGAGAAGTAAAATCGGCACGGTACATTGATCCTCATGCAACTGAATGGGAGATGTTCCAACAGGTCAGAGATTTATATAACGACGATGATAGGTTGCTGATGAATGGACAATGCCTGTATATTCTACAACGTTCGGAGGATGAGCGGTGGGGTTTCCCAAGCGAACAACTACAGCACTAGGAACACGAGTAGTATTGTTGGACTACAATACACTACAACCTAGACCTTGGATTGGATATTGGTTAGATGAAGATGATCACTGGTATCCGGATACTTGGCTAGAAGGGGGGAGATATCTCAGCGAAGAAGAAACCTGCAGCAAGGACATACAAATCTAAACTAGAAGAAGCATTCGCTAGGCTCTATCCTACATTACAATATGAGCCTGACCGATTGGAGTACGTAGTTACTCACACATATAATCCCGATTTCAAATTACGAGAAAATGTCTATTTCGAGACTAAGGGATTCTGGAGAGCTTCAGATCGAGCCAAGCATCTCCACATCAAAAAACAACATCCAGACGTCACTGTATATCTGATCTTTCAAAATCCTGATCTAAAGCTTAATCGAGCCAGCAAAACCACCTATGGTGAATGGGCTACTAAGCACGGTATCAAGTGGGCTACTCTGGACACTATTCCGGAGGAATGGCTAAAGTGAACATCAAACACATTGTTGAACGGCCCGATGGATCTGTTGTATTTCAAGCAACTTTGGAAGGGCAGGAGTTGGCTTTTGTTATTGAGATGGGCATTGAAGCCTTGATTCAAGCAGGAGCTATTCCGTTTATTGGAACTGATCGGGTCAATCTAGCAGAGATTAGTGACCCGCCTGAAATGGAACAGTAATGACTAAACGACATTTTATTATTCCAGATTGTCAGGTAAAACCGGGACATAATTATGATTACTTGGAACGGATTGGTAAATATATTGTGGATCACCAGCCTGATAATGTGGTGTGTATCGGCGACTTTGCAGATATGTCTTCATTGTCTAGTTACGACATTGGCAAGAAATCCTTCGAAGGACGGCGATACATCGCTGATGTGGAATCCTCGCACGAGGCGATGGGAAGATTACTCCGACCAGTAACGGAGTATAATCATCGCCAGCGGAAAAATGGCAAGAAGCAGTATCATCCGGAAATGATCCTTACATTGGGGAACCATGAGGACCGAATTGATCGCGTGGTTAATGGTGATCCTAAGCTTGACGGGACTATTGGGATCAGCGACTTGGGTTATGAAAAGTATGGCTGGAAAGTGGCCCCTTTCCTTGAGGTTGTTGTTCTTGATGGTATTGCTTACAGCCATTATTTTGTCAGCGGTGTTGCCGGTCGTCCTATTGGGACCGCTCAACTCACTCTTAATAAGAAGCATATGTCCTGCGTAGCAGGGCACCAACAAGGACGACAAGTAGCTTATGGATACCGGGCTGACGGGAAACGTATTGCTTCTATCATTGCTGGTAGCTGCTACGAACACGATGAAGATTACATGGGACCTCAGGGTAATAAACATTGGCGTGGCGTTGTTATGCTTAATGAAGTTGATGATGGCGAGTTCGATGAGATGTTTGTGAGCCTGAATTATCTGGAGCGTAAGTATGGCAAATGATAATCGACCTAATTGGGCAGAGCTTTATATGCTCAATAAGACGGCAGAAGCTGCCATTCTTTCTGGAGAACTGGATGAACTCAGGCATGCAAATGCCAGTACATTTCACGTACTTTCCATCTACTTAATGGATATTCACGAGCGGCTCGCCGCGATGGAGCGCAGCGATAATGATCGTCTGGCACGAATTGAATCTTCCACCAGTGAATCTGTGGAATCTCGGATCATTTTGGAAAAGGAGTGAGGTACTAATGTCAGATGGAGGCACTAAATACGATACTGACAAGCCTCGGATGGATCTACTCGATCCTTGGGCATTGGAAGGGTTGGCTGCCGTACTTACCTTCGGTGCCAACAAGTACGACGCTAACAACTGGCGGCTGGGTATTCAAAACAGTCGGCTGGTTGCTTCTCTGGAGCGCCATCTTGGGGCTATCAAGAAAGGTGAGTATATTGATGGCGAAAGCGGGTTACATCACATTGATCATCTTGGTTGTAATTGGATGTTCCTTTCTTATAATTTCAAGCGGCGTTCTGACATGAACGACTTATGGGTACCAACTCATGACACTCGATGAATATCAGATTGAAGCAATGAAGACTCGTCTGCCAAGCGCTGATTTTGATTATGCCTTAATCAATCTTGGTAGTGAGGTTGGCGAATTTATGGGGCTTGTTGCAAAGTTTATGAGGGATGGCGTTGATGATTACCATCTCCATGAAAAGAATTTGCAAAAGGAATTGGGAGATATTCTGTGGCATGTGGCTGCTCTAGCTGATTCCTTAGAGATTCCCCTTAGTGAAATTGCTCAGATGAATTTAGACAAACTTGCTAGTCGCAAGGCCCGAGGTGTATTATCGGGCTCAGGAGACGATCGTTGAAAATTTATGTGGCAGGTCCGATGACTGGTTATCTGGGCCTTAACTTTGACAACTTCCATCGAGTCACAGCTCTTCTCCGTAAGGAGGGGCACGAAGTTATTAATCCTGCTGAAGTTAATCCGGATCTAAATGCTGATTGGGCTGATTGTATGGCAGTCGATATTAAGCTGGTAGCTGGATGCGATGCGATTTGGTTGCTAAAGGGGTGGGAAAATTCACCGGGAGCAATTATGGAATGGTTGGTAGCCAACCGACTGTCTCGCGGTATTTATTATGAGGATGAAAATGTTGCCAAGCAACCAAACTATTCCGGAGCTGATGGAAAAGCTGGCTCAACTTGATGAGCTGACTATTCTGGAACTTCTGGATATTACAAGTGAGGAACTAGTTGAGTTCCTCGCAGATCAAGTAGTAGAAAAATATGATGAACTGATTGAATATTTCGGTGACGGTGACAGTGATGAAGAAGACGGATTTTCGTACTAAGCGTAAGGCCCAACAAGAGGCTACTGCACAAGAACATCGAACTGAGATTGATGATTTCCTGAAAGAACAGTATGCTGCTACAGCAAAAGCACGGGAGATTATTGAAGAGTATCTGGATGGCAAGGAGAACGATGGCGAACGTCACTAAGAGTGATCTACAAGAATATGTATTTAAGAGCCGGTATGCACGATGGCTAGACGATAAGAAACGACGAGAAACGTGGGAAGAAACTGTAGCTCGGTATTGTGATTTCTGGAAGGCACGCTTCCCTAAGGAATTTCCTTATGAGGAAGTCTATCAAGCCATCCACAGTATGGAAGTAATGCCGAGTATGCGGGCACTCATGACTGCAGGTAGTGCCCTTGAACGAGATAACATCGCCGGATACAATTGTAGCTACATTCCAATTGTTGATCAGAAGTGCTTCGATGAGGTGATGTATATTCTTATGAATGGCACTGGTGTAGGTTTCTCTGTGGAACGTCAATACATTAACAAACTTCCGGAGGTTCCAGAGAATATCTATGACAGTGAAACAACCGTTGTTGTGGCTGACAGTAAGCAAGGCTGGGCATCGGCCTTTAGACAAATCATTGCCTTACTATATTCAGGTCAAGCGCCGCGATGGGATTTATCTCGAATTCGTCCTGCCGGAGCACGACTCCGAACTTTTGGTGGACGCGCTTCGGGACCTGATCCTTTGGCCGAACTTTTCCGATTTACCGTTGCTCTCTTTCGAGGATCCCTCGGACGACGACTAAACTCTTTGGAGTGTCATGATCTTGTTTGCAAAGTTGCTCAAGTTGTGGTTGTGGGTGGCGTTCGACGTAGTGCTCTCATTTCTCTCTCGAATCTTACAGATGAGCGCATGCGTAATGCCAAGAATGGGGCTTGGTGGGAAAACTCTGGACACCGTGCACTCGCTAACAATTCAGTTGCTTACACAGAGACTCCGGATGTGGGAATCTTTTTAAAGGAATGGCATGCCCTTTATGAAAGTAAATCAGGTGAACGCGGGATCTATAATCGCGTATCTGCAAAGAAGCAAGCTATATCTTCAGGACGCCGAGATGCAGATCAAGATTTCGGAACAAATCCCTGCGGAGAAATTATTCTCCGCCCATTCGGATTTTGTAATCTTACAGAAGTTGTGGTCAGAGCTTCAGACACTGTCGATGAACTTAAGCGAAAGGTGCGAATTGCTTCAGTCCTTGGAACATTTCAATCTACTCTTACAGATTTCCGATACATCCGAAAACAATGGAGAGTGAATGCAGAAGAAGAGCGACTTCTTGGCGTGTCTCTTACTGGTATTATGGATCATCCTATTCTCAATGGTAGTTTCTATGAGCAAGGAACAGCTTCTCTCTCTAGCATTCTGGATGAACTAAAAAATGAAGCTATTGGAACTAATCGTTCATGGGCTAGCGTTCTTGGCATTCCTGTTAGCGCTGCCATTACTACTGTTAAGCCTTCTGGTACAGTTTCACAATTGGTGGATAGCGCTTCCGGGATTCATCCACGACACAATCCCTTCTATATACGAACAGTACGTGCAGATATTAAAGATCCTTTGGCAGTCTTTTTAAAGGAAAAAGGTGTTCCCTGTGAAGTGGATGTTACGAACGCTTCTAACTTGGTCTTTAGCTTCCCTGTTCGGAGCCCTGCTGGCTCTGTTTGCCGTTCTGATAGATCCGCAATTGAACAACTGGAGCACTATCTTCTCTATAAGCGTCACTGGTGCGAGCATAATCCTAGTATTACTGTCTATGTAAAAGAGAAGGAATGGGTTGAAGTTGGTGCTTGGGTGTATAAGCATATGGATGATATTGGTGGTGTCAGTTTCCTTCCGCACAGTGAGCATGTCTACAAGCAAGCTCCCTATCAGGATATCAGTGAAGCGGACTATCAACAAACAACGGCGGCCTTTCCGAAGATTGATTGGGCCGAGTTCGATCAGTATGAACAAGCTGAAGACACAACCAATGGTGCTCAAGAGTACGCCTGTACATCTGGAGTTTGCGAGGTACTATGAAAACCATCATCGCTGGTAGTCGTGGTTGGATTTATGATATAACGGAAGTTTTGGATTCACACCCAGAAATTACAGAAGTGGTTTCTGGCCTTGCCAAAGGTCCAGATACTTTAGGTAAACTTTGGGCCAAAGAACGAGGTATTCCAGTTAAAGAATTTCCTGCTGATTGGGATACTTTTGGTCGAAAAGCTGGCCCTCTAAGAAATACCCAGATGGGTGACTATGCCGACCAATTAATTGCATTTTGGGATGGAAACTCTTCTGGCACTCGGCATATGATTAAATATATGCAATCCCTTAATAAACCAGTTACGGTGGTGCGATAATGAACACAGTCTGGCGAATCTGGTGTGAGTATGATTTTAATCAAGATCAGTATGTCTTCTCTATAAAAGAATCCGCTATTGATTGGTTGAGTGAGAGACTTGCTGAAGACGGCAGTTTTACTTTTGATGAAATATATAACGAAGGACTAGTCTCCTTTGAAGCCCTAAAGGTACTATAACGATAGCTGCGCTAGCAGCGATAAGGAATCGCTTTATGATTACACAATTTGATATGGTCCGTGGTTTGGATGTGGGGCTGGAGTATGCTGAGTCCCCTGAATTTGGATTTGTTGTAATGCTGAGTTTAGGATTACTTCGACTGACTTTCTATAAGGATCTCTTCGCTGTTGATGGTGATGAGGAAGATGGAGAGGAATAAAGAAAAGGCCCCGAAAGGGGCCTATTTCATTTGTTGGCTTCGATAAATTTTTGTAGATCATTTACTCGATTCATCCAACCTTTTAAGTACTTACCCATTGCTGGTTTTTGTTTTACCAGATTTGTGTAGTAATTCTTTCGGAGTTGAATAAATTGTTGCCAATCATTCGTTTGTGTGAGAAATTGCTTAGATCGGGACACACCCATATTAATTGCAGTATCCAAGGCTGCACAGGCGAGGGCTGGTTCAAGCGAATCTCCGTTGATAACATTCCAGTAATCTCGTTGATAGATTTCCTGAGCACCTTGCCGTGTCAACTGTTTGATGCCGATATTTGGATACGATCTCTTACTAATACCCCAATTGGTCTCGCCGCCGGGATCATCCGGGTCATTAACGTACCCACCCTCCCACTTGAAGACGAAGGTCATATCGACCCCAAAACTTAGACTCATTTTCTACTACCTCCCATCTTTTGAATGTCTTGGAATTTGTAGATATCTCCAAGACTCTGTGGTACCCCAATCTCTCTTTGGTTAGCCGTCAATGCCCTCCCCTTATAAAATTGTTCAAGTGAAGTCGCCAACTGATCTGGTTCGCCTCGATGAGCAATCCAATCTTTTCGAAGAGTATCAATATCGGACTGGCTTGCTGTCCCCGTTGATAGCTTGTTGGTATACCTTGTCAAGTCCTTCTCACGAAGTGATGCATAGTCAGCCTGTGATTCCTTCGCAAAGCGACGAACATCAGCATCCCGAGCCTCTTGAAAAGGATGAAACGCCAGATCACGAGCAACTTGCTCACCGGGTGTTCTCTCGGATTGTAACTGATTTGTGTTCGGATTGAAGAACTGTTTATTACCATTAGGTAGGTTCTTGCTAAAAGCCAGATTCTCTGCTACACCTTTCATGGAAGTAGGCAGGAAGTTGTAGGCCAGTTTCTTAGCAGTGGCTGCATCATGGTAATAAGCTGCTTGTCCAATCGAAGTCAGCATATCAGCAACAGTGTTTCCAGTTGGGAACAATGCTGCAATTGGATTGTCTGGAATCGTATCTGCATTCGAATACGAACCTTGCATGTTAATACCCAGTTGACTGAACAGACCATAGTTCGCCCAATCAGGCAGATTGCGGAGCATCAGGGCTTTCAGTCGATCTGGTTTCCCAGCAAGGTATGAAATCCCATGATACAGTTCATCAGCATAGTTAAATCCAAGCACTCCACTCAACCCAGCAAAGGCAACACTAGCCATCAGCATGGTAGCAAGGGGAGCAACACTACCTCCCTTTAATGCTTCCTTGGCAAAGTACTGATGTTGACTCAACTGGTTCATCTTAAAGCGAGTAAGCGTCGATGCAATATCCCCAAGAAAACCCATCTTACCAAACACCAATGGACGTTCTGAAGGTCTATAATCGACTAGGGCTCCTCTTGTTAGATTCTCGGCTGTACCTAAAGCTTCTTTCAGTCCCATACCTGACTCCGTCAGAGCGTGAGTCCAGGTTGAAAACGTTGTTGCCCGAAGCGCTGCTTCTGGATAAGTGATATTAGCTTCCGCAATTGCATCAAACTTTCGTTTGAATCCGGAGTTGTTAATATCAGTCAGATGACTCTTCAGTTGAACAGCAAAGACACCGTTCTTCTGATTGTAGTCATAGATAGCTTTATCAATACCCTTTAACTCTGTGGGAATACCAAGAGACTTCTTTGCAATATTCATGGAAGAATTAACACCCTTCATGGTATTTCCCCAGAAGGACACATCCAAACCACGACTCTTGACTAACTGTGCAAAACCCGGATTACTCTGGAAGAACTGAGTCATAGTTAGCAGAGAATGTGGAATACGCATGAACCCAAGCCACAATTGAAGCAGTGCACTCTTCTGAGCATTATTGACCTTTCGGAAATAACTAGGGCCAATGCCAGTTTGTTCTGCCACACCATTCAAAATGGAGTTCATAGCATCATTGAGTGCTGACTTATTCTGACCAAGAGCATTACCAAGGTAGTCAGAGACATATGATTTAGCATTAGGCTTGTTATTCAAATCCTCGTCGCCGAGCATCTGTTTAATTTGTCCTGCTGCATCTTGCATTTCCGACCACTTGATCATGTGTTCAGCATACTGGAGTTGAGACTTCATTCCCTCTGCTGCATTCTGTTCTTGATCCATCCAAGCCTTACGACCTTCCGCACCCATAATACCTTGCTTATCCTTAGCATGTTTGAGAGCACCTAAAGCTTTAGCTGCATTATTGGTAAAATACTGACGGTAGGTATCCATGATCGCCTTCATTTCTGGATCATTTAATTCGAAATGATTGATGACGTTCAGATACCCTTGGAACATATTAGGGCTAGCCCGATCTGGACCACGATTCAGTGTGGGCTTCTCGAAGTCATACTTACCGGGATTCTGTTCATCAATATGCTTGATGACTTGATTGAGAGCAAACCGACTATTGTGACCAACAAAACCAACCGGACGAGTGGTGCCCTTCTGGTAGATCATCGATCGGAAGTCACCCATGAATCTAGAAGTCATATAGGCAATGCGAGGTTCAATCTCAGGCATACCGGCAGAACGAAGTCCGGCATTGAACTTGTCAAACACCTCACCCATGACTTCTTGGAAACGTTTGTAGTATTCAATCTGCTTAGGATTGAAACCACGTTGACGAAGTTCATTTTCAGTGAATACTCGTTCCCCTTCATTCATGTCCATCAGTGCATGAATCTCTCCCTTCTCCCTTGGATTCATTGCCTGCATATAGGTACGAAGACCAGTCTGCTTATCTGTCAAGAGACGTTTCGATTCTACATCCGTACGCTTGATAGCATCATTGACCTTGGTATAGGCCCACTTAGCAATTGGACTTTTAGAGATTGCTGATGCCCACAGACCACCCTGTGCCGTGACGTTTTTAGTCAACCACGAAGAATCCATATCATCCGCTTTCATGAAGTCAGCTTTAACTTCGTCATAAGGACGGTCATCAGGGATCCATTCTTTGATCGCTTCAAACTTCCCCAGAGGACCAGATTGCAGTTTCTCTACTGCTGATTCATTCTTCTTGACTTGCCAATCACGATTAGCTTCTCGATTGATGGCGTCTTTAATACCTTTACCAACAATCTTACCAAACGAATTGACGTTGTCAGGACCCTTCATTCGATTGTTAAGGAACCTAAAGGTCATCCCGTGTAATCCTTGAAGCATCTTGACCAAGCCATTCTTGATCCAATCAGGAATAGGAATACCACTGTTCAAGTAAGTGATACCATCTCGTTCCGTCGGATGCAATCCCGAATCATTATATTGCTTTGCCAGATTCGTACGAGCCTTTTCCATGGTATCTCGTGTATTCTGAAGATCCTTGGTGGCCCACGCACGAGTTTGGCTATCTGGATTGCTGGCAATTAAGGCTTCTAGATTGTTGATCTTAGCTTCCGCTGCTTTGATCACTGGATGGTCTTGCAGGAATCGATCAACCACGGATTCTTTAACCATATCCACGAATCGTTTAGCAATCGTCGGCCGATCAAAAAGGCCACCCTGATCGTCACGGACAGTATCAAGATACTTGCCATAAGCTTCATCCACATTCTCAGGCATCTCAAATCGAGTACCTTCATGTTCACTCAGATTGCGAAGAGTACCTTCAAACTCTTCGGGTGTCAGAGAACGTGGTTGTTCATCGGGACCAAACTGATCAAATCGACGTTGTTGAAGTTCATTAAACATATCCAATTGGGTTGGTTCAGTTTTATTGAACTCTTCGATACGACGAGACATTTCGTCCATAAAGGGACGGTTCTGTTCAATAGTCTCAGGTGTGCCAATCTCTCCTTGTTCCGTTGCACGGAGTTCAGGAACTTGTTCGGGTTGTTCAAAGTCGAGAGACATTTGACGCAGGTTACGATCAGGTGCCCATGGTTCTACCACTTCAGAACTCAAACGATTGGGTTCATAAGGTGATGCCATACCCGTAGGATACTCAGGACCCATCTGTTCTGGTGGAGTACCCGGTTGGTCAATCTCACCAGTAGTAAGCTTCTGTTGAAGATCTTGTGGAACTTCGTGACCACCCTTACCACGGAACAGACCAGCAGCTGGAGATGCCAACATGATACCTTGTTCAAGGTGCGTGATATCTTCGATATCCTGTGGCTTGACGGGAAGTTCAGCAATCCCCGTTCCAGTACCAGCAATACCCTGTGCCAACAGTGGAGCCAACATACGTGGACCCTTGTCAAACATGAAGTCAAATGCCTTGGCAGGAATGTCATATCCCTGAGTACCATGAAGTTGTTCAGTTTGAACACCAGCCTTATTCAGCAGGTTTTCCGGACTAAACATTTGGAACTCTTCAGCACCAGACTTAACAGCATTACCAAGAGCTTCACTGGTGTTCTGACCTTTATATAGATTCTCAGCACCATGTAACAGGGTAGATACAGCAATGAATGGAGCTTCCACAGCACCACCAACAAAGTTGGCTGCTTGTAGACCAAGACCTTTCAGATTCTCTGTAGCGTTGCTCACCGGAGTGGCAGGAGCTTTACTACCAGCTGCTTGCCCACCGCTATGTTGTGCTCGAAGTTGCATGAACCTATTTAAATACTTTAAGGTTTCATCAGGCAGGTCATCTAATTTAGCACCATTCTGTAGCCATTTGTCGGCATTGCCCGGACCCATGTTGTAAGCAATGGCAGCAATGTTTTCATCACCATATGCATTATGCAGGGCGTTATAATAATCACGGCCCATCCGGGCCGTGTCTTCTGGAGTACCGTTAGAAGGCTTTACGCCGAATCCGGGATCTTTTGCTGTTGGTCCCATTACCTGCATAGAACCAAAAGCTCCAGACTTTGGATTAGTAATCGTTGAACTATCTGGTGCCCCACCAGTTTCAATCTGATGAATTGCTTCTGTAGCAGGCTGTTGTTGCTGCTGACTTTGATACAACGCGGTCAGTTGCTCATCAGTAAGAGAATTGAGATCAATAGCCATAAATTTTATTTAATAAGTCCACGACGCCGCATTGCTTCTTGAACAGCGGCAGGATCAATGGCACCAGGTCCAGTTTGAGGGACTGCCGGTTGTCCCGGTACTTGAGGTACATTACTTTCGGTTTGTATACCAAGCAATTGAGATGCCATAGGATTACCCGAACGAATCATCTGTTGTGTTTGGTTTGCATAAGCAAGCATCTTACGTTCATCTTCAGTTGCAGTCCCTGCTGCGACCTTCTTAGACAACTCTCCGATGACATTCTGGATATTAGACATGCGTGCTTGTGCATTAATACCCGCAACATTTTCACGACCTTGTGCAAGAATCCGAGAATTCTCCAACCCATATTGGCCATGAATATTTGCAACATTAGCTTCATTCTGCCCCTTCAAGCCTTCCTGTGCAACCATCTTTTGGAACTCACCAGAAGCCATAATCATTCGTTGCGAGAGGTCTTGAAGCATAGCTGGATCACCACTGGTTAGTGGACCAACTGATTTAGGATCAATGTTGTTTTGTTGAAGAATTTGTTGCATCGCTGCCGGTCGAGCAGCTTCAGGAATCTGAGCCATCACACCTGCAACTTGCCCAACCAATTGTCCAAATTGATTTAACTTTTGAACGTGTTCTTTAGTGATTTCAGTTTGCTGCTTCGCTTGTCCAAGTTGAATATTACCCGGCAACAGCGCAAGATCGCCAATACCTTTGGCTTGCGCAGCCATCCCAAGACCTTGTGTATAACCAGTCTGGGCTTGCTTGTACATATTCTCCAGACCCGGTTGCTGCATTAATGCCGGTGCTTGTCCCTGTTTAATAGCCAAGTCGAGTTGGGATTGCGCATTCGAGGTATCATTCTGGATACCCATCTGTTGAGCAGCATAGGCAGGACTAACAACGTCTGCCAATGTTGACATATCATTTTGATACGGCATACTTAACCCCCAAACAGACTAGACAGACCATTAAACCCAGCGGAACCGATTTGACCAAGCGCTTGCATACCTTGTGGGCTACTGAAGTTAGCGAAGAACGGATTAAACATCGAGGCCAATGCACCCGGTTGAGATGCTGCACGGTAGTAATTGCTATTACCAAGAGCCTGCGCATGGGCTTGAGCCAAAGCAGCAGCAAGTTGAACCGAACGGGTACCATATTGGCTATTACGACCTTGTGCTGCATCTTGACGAGCAAGAGTTTGTTGCATTTGTTGAGCATATGGACTGTTCGGAGAGAACTCTTGATTAATCTGGTCCATATAGGCTTTTTGAGCCTGTTGTTGCTGATAATTTTGGTAAGCACCATAACCAGCGTTAGCAAGACGCATCCATGGCGCTGCGTTATTAAACATACCTGTGAGATCTGATGCATCCATACCGGTCTTAGCTGCCTCCCCTAGAGCGCCTGCTTGTACATTGTTAAATCCAGCACCAGTGGCACCAACACTTTGGCCCATTGGTGAACCTGCTGCTGTTGAATTTGGTCCATACATCGTGGACAAATTACTACCACCACCTTCTTGACCACCTTGCAGGGCAGCCCCAACATCACTTCCCGGTGCAACGGCTTGGTTACCTTCGAGAACGTTACCTGATGCTTGAGTTGGTTGCCCGCCCAAAGGATTACCCATTGGCGAAGCCATTTGACTGGTTTCCCCTGAAG